TCTGGTGGAGTTTCCGGTGGGGTTTCTTCTTCTTCTATCGGGTCATCGAACATGTCTTTCTCAATCTCAACTTGTCCTGGGTACTGACTCATCTCTTTTTCTTCTGGCTTTGGCATTTTCTTTTTTTATTAGTTATCCACAAAATGTGGGCTTAAATTTAATATAGCATACTTTATTTCTCTTGCAAACATTTATCAACTTTAGTCAAGGAGTCTCATTAATAGCCTTGTCTTTGAAATAAAGGACTCCATCCTCAACCCGATAATCAATCAAGTGCTTCGATTCCAGAATTCCTCCGTGTCTGATTGGACATGAAGTGCAAACGATGGATCTCTTTTTGATATCCTCGATCTCGTAGTAATGCTTCCCCTTGGTGAAGTTGTGTTCCTTTATTTCGATTTTATCTACTTCCCCTTGGTAGAGTTCATCAGATCTCTCGAGCTTTTGAGCTTCTGATTCATTTTTTTGATGCTTGCTTTTCCCTAGTAGCTCTTCTTGCTGCATAGAAGTCCGCTGTCCTGATTGAGACATTGACGTATTGCTTAATTTTATTATAGGCCCGATATTCAAACGAGACCATTAGAAATTTTGCGAAGGTGTTGAACAAGACTGGAATTGTCCATATTTTAAGGGAGGTCGTAGAATTGTTCAAAGCGTCAACAGCTCCTTCCTTGCTCTTGTCCATGAAAGCATCGAGATGTTTCCATCCCTGTGTTTTTTTAAGAGATTTAAAATCAGCACCGACTTGAATCGCTCGGTTCTCATCCTCTTGCGTTGGTTTGTTTTTTTGCAGCATCCGTTGATAGAGCTGTCTTGTTTTACTGAGCATTGTTTATTTGACCTCCTGCCTGGGACTCCTCGATTGCGTTCTGCAAGTCCTGGGGAATTACTTCCTCGGGTGCTGGGGGAGTTGCTCCTCCAGGACCAGTGACTACTCCTGGGACTGCACCTGGTATTCCTGGGATTGCTCCTGGGACTCCGGGTTGACCGCCTTCGACTTGCGCAGGCATTGGGTTTCTTTTTAATATTTGATCTGGTTCTTTTTCATTTAAAGCCAATAGCATTTTTCTGGCGACATAATCGTAGGATTCTTGGGAGAGGTTGTCGAATGGTTTATCTCCTTTCGCTACCATGTCGATGATCAACTTCCATTTTCTTAGTTCTTTGTCGCTGTTGGCCGCTTCTGTTGAGTTTGAGTCAACAATAAAATTGACATTCCCTCGAATCATTCGGATCTTGTTTGGTGTGATCGTGAGTGGGCCTTTGTCTGTCATGACTTTCTGTTCTTTATCAAAGAACATTCTGTTTCGTTGGACGTACATTACTCCCATCGCCTTTAATCCGATTTGTTCGAACAAATTTAATTTTAGCATAAATCTTGCATTTGCTGCTTGTTGCATCAAGCTGATTCCTTCTGCGGTGTCAGTCATCCCTGGTTCGTTCCCTCCGGTCACGTAGTCCGACGCTCCGGTCGTTGCTTGAAGGATCTTGTCCCACTCTTCATATTCCCTGTAGGCTGATGCGTTGGCCTGTTTGCTCTCTATGGCCTGGATTCCAGTCATATCATTGACTTGGACGACTACTCCTGGTTCTGGGATGAATTCCTCCCCATCGATTAGAGTTGTTGGATCTAATTTCCACATATCGAGAAGGTCTTTGAATACTCGATCATTCCTCATATTGGCCTGGTCGCTCATTGAGTCCTCAATCTTTTTAATTGGGTCAATTTCTCCCCAAGCAAAGAGTTGATTTGGGACTGGGATGTCCTTGCATAAAAACATACCAATTTTTCCGTCTCCATTCGGATTGTCCCCTTCTCTGATGGTAATTTTTTCATTGATGATTATGCTGAATTTATATTTTTCTTTCATAAACCAAACCTTAACCAATGGCGAGTCGCAGTCTTTGTTTGTGAAGTCCTGACTTCCAAAAATAGACGCCATTTCTTCGTCGTATGCCATGTCTGCTTTCATCGCTCCGCCCTTCCATTCCTTCATTTTTTCTAGTTGATCGATGTTTTGGTATTTCTTCGGGTTCATATTGACCAAGTCCATCACTTCTTCCTTACTCAAAAAATCCTCGACAATAATCCATCCGAGATCGCTCACTCGTTTCTTTTTTGGATCTGGGAAGACGTGAAAAATTGACCGGTGTTGAAATACTGGCGCATCGATGACTGTTTTTTTGGTTTTGACCAAGGCCCAGTCTGGTTCTAATCCATACTCGTCAAGTTTTATGAGGTTGCTCCAGTCCGGCTTTGTTCCCATCTGGATGCTGTATGGTTGGTGTTCTAAAACCTCCGCTTCCTTAAAAACCCACGGCACTTCGCCCCAGGCATTCCCGGTGATGAACATCTCCTTCAAAAAGGTTACTATTCTTAGGAATATCGGGTCATCGATCAGATACGGGTGTTGAAGTTGGTATTTGATAAGTTCTTTTAGTTGAGATTCTGCTTCCTCGTCGTTCTCTTCCTCTGTCGTGATATTAAAACTAGGAAGTTTTGAAAACATCCGGGGGACGACAGTTTCAACTGTCTGAAAAGAAACAGGAACGGTCAACGTTGAATAGAAGGGATAAACTTCGGGATCTTCTTCGATCGCCTCGTCTATGATTCTCAAAAAATAATGCTTGTAATTGTCGATGAATCGATCAAAGAATGGCTGACAGTATTCCTTTGATAGCTTGTGACGCTTACAGGCCAAGACAGCGGTTGCATCTTCCTCTTTTTTGTCTTCGTCTTCTTTTTCTTCGTCTTTTGGAGCTGTTTTTCTGTTTGTTGGTTTCTTTTCTGGCTCTAAGGCTTCCCCTAATTCCTTCTTTTGTTCATCAAGTTCTTTAGCCATTTTTATAAGAAAATAATTAAAAGTAAATCTTTAATCGAATATTAGCATGCTTTTTATTTTTTTACAAAGCAATATTAATTTTGTCAAGTTTATCTCCACCTTCTTCCACTCGCTGATGCAATTTTCGCCTTCCTGAATCGCTTGAATTTGTCAGCAGGACGACGAGTTTCTTGTTTCTTTTTTGTGCCAATAAAAGGGTTCAGCTTTAAAACATAATAAGCTCCCATCAAAGAAATCACCCGGTCATCGTAGTTTCCTTTCGAAGCTCCCATCGATCCGTTGTCGTTTCTGATGTAGGTTACCATTTCGTCCAGGGTTTCAATGTCTGGGATGTCGGCTTGTTCTGTCCTTATGAGTCCTTGCATGTATCCGATTAAGAGCGGTTTTGTCTTGCTGTCAGTCCACCATCCGAACTCATCGGTGATTTTCTTTTCCTCTTTGTTTAGTCGCTGTCGTTTGTATAGGTATGGGTAGTCAAGTTCAACTAATCGGTCGACTGTGCTTTGCCCCATGTTATTGGCCTCAACTGCGATTAAAGCCTTGTTGAAGAAGTGGCCGAGCTTGTTCAGTTCGTTTCCGAATTGGTTAGATTTCATCCTGGCGTGAAATGTGGCCACGAGCTTCCAAGTCTTCCGGTTGAGAATGTGGGCGCTACAAAAATCAGAGAACTGGCCAACGTCTCCGAATATTATGTAGGACTCTCCCATCTCCGGGACTTCCCACATCTTGAGGTATCCCCTGTCTGTTTCGTCCATTATCTCGTTTGGATTTATTCCCTCGATGTTTCCTTTCCAGATAGCTTTCTTAACTCTGCCTCGATAGAGTTCTATTTTGTCGACTGGAAAGACTGGATTTCCAGAGAATAAGAACGCCTCCTTGTCGTCTGCAGGGAACTCTTGCTTGAACATTTCCTCCGGGGAGTATCCGTTCTCGCTGTTTAATGACCCGACCATCTTTCTTCTCCATCTCAATCGATCGTCAGTCACTCTTCCTGGAAATCTTTTCAATAGTTTTAATTCCTCATCATCGTAATTTGTGAGTTTTGGTCCAGGGATCTGGTATTCATTATGGTCGAACCATGGGAAGAAGTGAGCCGTGAACTCGCTGTCTCCGTTCTTGGCTCGTTGGTATTCGACTTGATGGAAGTTTCCAATCCCGTTAGCTGTGGTTTCTTTAACGATCCAGGTGTGCGGATCATTAAGTGGGACAGCTCGAATGATTCCGGTTGCGATTGTCCCGGAGTTTGGCCATCTTGAAAGTTCTGATAAATGTCCATAATGAATCGTATCTCCTCGACCGAATGCCATCGCTCCGGCTGTTCCAATATAGAACCTAGAGTTCATGCTCGAGTTGACCATATTCCTTCTGTTGTCGGTTGATGGTTTGTAGAAAGGCTTGAGCCAGTCTGGCAGGTTGCTTAAAAAGAAGTTAACCTTCTCGAACAGTCGCTTGGTTGCCTCTTGTTCGTGTGAAATGCAAACACACCAGGCGTTTGGGACTAATAAGAACTTCACGGTCAAGATTGCCAGTATCATCGTTGACATCCCAATCTGTCCAGGTTTAAGCAGATCATCACGGTATGTCATTTCGTCGTAGAAGTCGTTTTGAGTCTTATTGAAAATAAAAGGGACAACCTTCTTCGACTTGTTGATAACCATAAAAGCCGACTCAATAATGAATCGGGGGTCGTCGTGGGCCATCTGCATGATGTCTTCTGGTTTCATCAGTCTTTTGTCCATTGCCCTGGGTTATTTTCTTATTAGCTCTCGAAGCCTAGCTTCTATGTATGTTTTGTCCATGTTCTTCATGCACCAGTTCGGAGAATTTTTCAAGAAATATTCCAATGGCTCGCTCGGAGAGTATTTTCCTTTAAGATAAGCCTTTGATGCTCCAATCATATCACAAACTACCTCATCGAGATACTTCAACGGGATCTCGATTGGTTTAATCTCGCCATCATAGAAATCTGTCCAATATTCCCAGTGATGTTTGTTTACTCCTTTGTGGTGAAGCCATGCCGCTGAGTACCCAGCGAGATCTTTCGCCTCAGCTATTGGTGATCTCTTCCCTTGAAAATATTTAGCACTCTGAATAAATTCCGTCGGAGAAAATTTCGAGAGATCGTGGACTATCCCTTGCCAATACATGCCTCTCTTCCAACACTCGACTAAAACGAAGTATTTGTGGAATAAAACAACTTTCAAGTGCTTTAGATATTTCATTTTGTTTTTTTAGATTTAGGTAACCAGTCAATGGTGGCCAATCGCTGCCTTGTCTTCAAGACTGAAATTGCGAAGTCATTGTAGGCTCGTTGGATCTCGAAGTTCTCGCCCTCGTAATCGACACCGCTCGTTACTGATCGAATCGCATCATCTCCGATGTCATACGCACTCTCTCCTTTTCCTGGAATCGGGACTCCGCCCTCTTCGAAGCTGATTGTCATTGAGTGTTTGTATTTCATGAATCCCCATCGAGGATAATGCCAAGATTGATTCTTAATCGTGAACACTGAAGGATAATGTCCTTCCGGCATTTGTAGGTCTTTTGGTCCGGTTGCGATTACTACTTCCTTGTAGGTTGGACATCCTGTGATTAATGTGACAATATCAATGAAAAATGTTCCAGTATCTCCGCCATCAAAAAAATTGATCGTTAAGTGACGACCACATTGACTGATTCCCAATCTCCATCCATTTTCGTAGTTCTTGACAATATTGTTGAGCTTCTTGATACTTATCCCAACCCAAAATGAGAATAAGAAATGGAATCCAAGGATCAAAGTGTTTCCATCCCCAAAGAATCGAATCCCAAATCCAACCATCTGAGTGTCTCCTATTTCGAAGTTGAAATTCCCCCATTTGAAGAACTTAAATTTTCTAGTGTTTTTCATTTTTCTGTTTCTTCAATGATTACGTCTTCTATATTAAGTGCTTTGTCGTCAATATAAACGTCCGCTCCTATCTTGACTTGCATCACTATCCCATGGAATGGGACTTCGTGCTTGACTAGCCATGATTGGGTCAATGCGTAGTATTTTGGTTGCCTGGCGGTATAGATTATAATGTGAGCGCCTTTTCTGTACCACTCCCATATCTTATCGATCATCTCCTGCTTTGGCTTGGGTTCTCCCTCTCCCCAGAATTCACCGTGACAAATAACCCCATCCATATCAACTGCGATCAGTTGGTCGTTTGGGTTCTCTAAAACATCAAGCAATTTCTTTTTCATTTTACTTAAGTCCTCGGTCTTTCCGGTCTTGATTGACTTGAAAGTTGAGGTTTTCAAAATTAAAAACGTTTCCTTCTTTTTCCTTCTTTTGCTTCTCAAAGTATCCGAGCCTCTCCATGAACTTCTCCCAGTCTCCGTACGTGCCTTCTAGCATCTTCGAAGCTCCTACTTTGAGTAATTCTCCGAATCCCATGTCTTCGGCCTCTAGCATCGTTGAGGACAATCTCTGAAGTTTTTTGTAGTTTCGGTATCCGATTGATGAAGCGCTATCGTAGTTGTCAGTATTGTAGACTTCCAGGGCACACTTGGTTGCGTTTCCCCAGAATGTCTTGTTTTTCTTGTCTAAAAATAAAACTGTCCACTCCTTGAACTTCTTGGATGTCTGTTTGTGGTCTGGTTTGGATAGTATCGCTTGGGCCAGAGCATCTGTTTTTTTAAGCACCGTCACTTTCTTGGTGACTCGCTTTTTCTTGGTCTTGGCAGTCGCTTTTGTTTTGTTCTTTTTCCTGGGCATTGTCTTTCCTTAATACTAGTTAATCCGTGGGGTGTATTCTTCCCAGTTCTCTTCTTTATTTATTAATTTAGCATATCTTTTTCGGATCACATCACAAAATGCCGGACTATATTCCATGCAGTAGGCTTTCCTCTCGAGTTGTTGGGCTGCTATCATGGTACTGCCTGAGCCTGTGAATAAATCGAGGACTATGTCATCAACTGCACTTGAATTCTTAATTAAAGGAGTCAATATCGCTACTGGTTTTTGGGTTGGGTGATCGTAATGGTTCGAATCTTTTGATACCTCGATCACAGTTTGGACTGTCTTCATCCTGGTCACTATTTCGAGGAGCGCTTCTTTCGATAGTTTTGCGACATCTGGGATTGTGCTTAAAACCGTTTTATTGGTTCGGTCTCCATGAAAGACTGGCCTTTCTTTTCCGCTTCCGCAGTAAAGGATCGGCTCATGAGTCCAACGATAATCACTTCTGCCAAGAACCATGTGTTTGGCCCAGATCAACTGCTGTCTCACGTTGAAGCCTGCCTTGGAGAGTGCTGTTTCAAACTCTATGTGAGTTCTTGAGGCATAAAAAACATAAGCGCCTACGTTCTTCTTGGAAATTTTCAAAGCATTTGAAAAAGAATCAAATAAAAATTCAGTCAGTCCATCTCCTCTCAATCCGTCATTCTTTATCATTTTGTATTTCTTCCCGGTGGATGATCCTTTGTAGCTGACTCCGTATGGTGGGTCTGTAACTATTAAGGTTGCTTTCTTCCCTCCCATTAAAGTCTCGAGGTCTTTTAGATTAGTGGAGTTTCCACACATCAATCTGTGTTTGCCTAACTCGTAGACTACTCCTTGCTCGCTTACTGGTTTGTCTGGGAGTTCACCGTCAAACTCATCCTCCTGGGTCTTTCCGTATCTCGCCAGGACTGATTTGAGTCCTGTTCCTTTCCCTAGTTCGATGTGGTATCCGCTTAGATCGATGTCCTCTTTGAACTTGCTGATCAAAGCTCCCAGGTCTTTCTGTACCCATGTTGCGAACTTCTCGTTGTGAAGGATCACAAGTTCGAACGCTTCCGCATCATCTTTCGGGGTTATGTACTCGACTTTGGCTTCTGCTAGGTTTAATGTCTTCATTGCCTCGAACACGTGGTTGCCTCCTAGGATGGTCTGTCTGTCCCGTCCATCAATAAGTAAAGCTCCAATCTGTCCCCATTTCTTAATTTTACTCTTCAAATCCTCAGCTTTTTCGGCTGATATGTCTCTTGGATTCTCTGGGTATGGGATTAGCTCATTTAGCTTTCTTTTTTGGACTTTCATATTTAGTTATCTTAAAATTAGTATTCACCGGGGTCTTTTTATTCTCAACTATCATCTCTTCGAGTATCTCAAGTGATACCTTTTGGGATTCGTTGGCCGACTTCCTTGTTCCTAGTCCTGCTTCAATCCTGGCATAATTAGCATTGAAGAATTGCATGTAGTTGTCGTGGAATGACTGCTGTTTCTTATCTCGTTTGTTGGCCCGGTTGAGGGCTTCTCTTTTGTCGTTGATAGCTTTTCTCTGCTTATCTAACTTGGCCAGACTTCTGGTGTCGTTCTCTATGTGGATCTCATCGAGTAGGATGCCTTCGATTGTCAATTCTTTCATTTCCTCCATCAGTTCAGTCCTCGTTTTGCTTTTAATTACTTCTGACATAATTGTTTTGATTATTTTTTAAGTTTCTTTGGGTCTAATTTGAATTTATCTGCTTCGATTTCTGTGGCGATCAATTCGACTAACTTTGTATTATATTTAAATAATAAGCAAATCACGATGTTGCTGTTCACTAGCTCTATGAAGTCCAGGATTTGGTCAGTTGGGAATGTCTCGAGGACTCTCACGCTGTCTGGGCAGGACATAACGTCTCGCTTGATCTCTTCTCCATGTTTATAAAGGAAGTATTCGATGAGTTTGTCGTCCTTCTTTAATGCTTCAAGGTCTAATTCCTTTTTATTTTTCGGCATCTGTTTTTTCTTTAATTTTAAAATTCTTTCCGTATCGCTTTGATAGACCTTTGAGTCCAATCGCTCGCATATGGGCTGACCCATACTTCTTGGCGGTGCTTTGACCTCCCAATCTCCCAAGCTCTACGAATTTCTTTTTTTGTTCTGGTGTTTTCATTCTTCAACTCTAGCAAGCATATTATTCGCTGTCAACTCCTTCCGTTATTTCAATCTCAACTCTGGGGTTCTCCCTGTCCAGTCCTCCTGGAAGGTAGGAGGTTTTGAGGATGTGTTTGTCGTCGTCGTCCTCGATGCATTTGTGGACCACTAACGCATCACAAAAAAACTTATCAACGATCGAGCAAACGTTCGAGGTGTCCACCTTCCTGTTCTGTGGCTTGAAGTATTTGAATTGGATGGTGATTGGTGTCTGGATCTTCACTCCGGCCAACACGTCCTCTAATTCTTCCGTGTACTGGGTTTTAATGATGTTGCTGACGATTGACTTCCACCCTCTGAAATTGTTTAAATTCAAATAGCATTTTTTATCCTTCATGGTCTTCCTGGGTAAAACAACTAAAACAGGGCTGACAAATTTTATCTTTGGTTTCTCCTCAACCTCTGGCTGTGGCTGTATTAGTTTGTTTTGAGTCCAAAGTGTTATCACAAATTTTCTCAACCAATCCATCTGCTTCATTTTGCTGCCCAAATACTCAACTGGACAATGAGAGCCGACTAAAAACTGTTTGCTGTCTATTATTTTTGTGGCAGCGATTAAATACTTTTCGCTTAGATTCTTCATTATTTGTTTTTATTTTGTTATTCCACCCGTAAATCTGAACTTATCTGAACCTCTAAAAAAGTTTTTCCTGGTTTTTATAGAAGTTTCTTTCCTTCCATAATTTCCCCACCAACTTCTTCAAAAACTCCATTTCTTTCACTCTTTTTGCCTTATTACTAGGGTCGTGGTGTCGCTTATCTCCTTCGCCGATGCGGTGGAATCGTGAGCTTCTAATGATTTTATCAGCTGTTTCAATTTGTTTTTGAGTAATTTCTCGAGCCATGATCGTTTCTTTATTATTAATTTCTTTCTCTCACGGGAGTTGTTAGTGCTTTTTTATCTGACCATTTAGAATAGTTGACTCTCATGGATAATGTTGAATATTTTATTTTCAAATCTCTAGACCAGTCTTTCATTGTTTTAGTAACCCCATTTAGTTTCATATTTCTGTTAGTTCTCATGTTCCTTCCTTGTTGTTCGTTATCTGCCCATTGACAATTTTCTTTTGAATATCCTTTTTCGTTATTAATTCTGTCTAGTGTTTTCCCTTTCGGCCTATCTCTCATATCTTTATAAAAATTTTCAAATTTTTCCCATCTTTTACAATATCCTAATTTCGAATATCTTTTAAAGGCTGGATGTTTTTTTCTACTACATCTTTCTTTCATTGCTACCCAAGACGAATATGTATTAGAACTTGTTAGTCCATGAGTTTCAGCTCCTTTCTCTTTGGAAATTTTTAATAAATTTTCTTTTTCTAGGCAACCGCATGACTTAGTGTGTCCTTTTAAAAGGTTTGATCCGAAAACTATGGTTTTTTTACCGCAAGAACAAAGACATTCCCATCTTATTTTTTTATTTTTTCTATCAAATTCTCTTAAAACAATTAATTTATTAAAAATTTTATTTCTTAATTCTTTTTTTTTCATTATTATAACTAAATTATTACATAACCATTCTACTCTTTTTGATTATAAGGCAAGCACCGCTTCCCGAAACGTAGAATTATATATCTCCTGGTAGATACCAATACTATCAGATGACTCTCCACAAACATAACAATAAGCAAAGTTTTTTCTGATATCCATGTTCCAATCGTCCCCTCCGTGAAACACACACTTCGCTCTCCCTCCTGGCCCTACCTCAAGCAGTCTAGCGATTGGGTATTCTCTCGCCTGCTCGATCATGTCGTCCGTAATGAGCTGTTTTCTTTGCTCTGGTGTTAAATTGATGATCCTGTCAGCTCTCTCTAGTTTGTCCATCTTCTCAGTGATTTTCTCAGCTTTCTCTTCTACAATCTCCTTGATAAACTCCGGGGCATCCGCTCGATCCAGTCTAATCCACACCTCTCTCCAGTTCTGAATCTTTTTGTTAAGCCTTCTAAGTTCTGACTGAATAAATCTTCTTCTCGAGTCGTCGGCCATTTCCTTAAACTCATCTTGAATCTTCCACTCATTGATTTCCTTTTTAACTTTTCGGATCTCTTCGAACCGATCTTTCTCGGCCTGCTTAATTGTCATGATCCACATATCGTCCAATTGTTCAAAGATCGCCTGGAATTTAACCGGTAAATGCCAGAGCCATCCTCCCTTTTTTTTGAGCAGTTTTCTTTTCGTTGCCAAAAAGATTTTTAAATTGTTCTTTTTCATGTTTATTTTTTAGCGTTTTTTAGTCTCGTTTTCTTCATATATTCATCATTTGCACTCGTTTTGCAGACCTCTTGCATACCTTTTGCATACCTATCGAATCCTAGTATCCCTTTGGTAGAGCCTCACTTGCAGACCTTGCACTCCTTTCGCACCTTTTTCCTATACACTACCTGTTGCCTACCTCTCTCTCTATAGTATATACTAACTCTTTAGATAAAGGTCAGCAAGGTATGCAAGGTATGCAATAGGTGCGTGGTTGTCGTCTTTTTGACTTGCATACCTTGCACACCTTGCAGACCTTTATTTGCCTTTTGACTCCTCTTTTGGAAACCATCGAGTACCTTGGATTTTATCAACCATTATCCGCTTGCTTTCGAAGTTTAACTGTCGAAGTGCCAGAGCAATCTGCATCTCCTCTGACTTTCTCATTTTAGCCTTGTCCCCAGATAAAGCGCATTGCCAAACCTCCGAGACTGTTATTCCTTTTTTCTTAATATCTCTGACTGTTGATCTTCCTACAAATGGAGCTTTCAGCCATTTCGCTACTTCCTCCTCATAAGGACTCCGGACCATTTTATTCATTTGATATTGCTCGGCCTCCTTCGGGTATTCCCAGACTGATTCTTTTAAAGTTTCCACTCGATAAAGTGCCTCTGCGAAGAGTTGATCTCTATTTTCCCTCAGCCATTTCAAGTCTACCTTAGTTTTCGTGACCTCTACTGGGTAAAAGCGCCGATTACCAGATTCATCTTTCAAGTATTCACTCTGGTTGGTCGACATCGAGAAGACGCATCTCCGATGCACATCCCTCATGGTTCGTCCGTAGGGTTCTCGGTAGGTGTCTGTTGCTGTCGAAACCATCGCCTTCATGTTTTTTGTTTCTGTCCTGGACATTGTTTCGCCCTCCGAAAATTCAACTATTAATTTGCCTCTAAATTGTAAGAAAAAATCTTTGCTGTCGGCCCTCATCGTTGTTTCAAGATGCCAAGATCCGCCGATGACTGAGAGTGATGTTGATTTTCCGCATCCTTGCTTTCCCTCCAGGATCATCACTGTGTCGAATTTGCAACCTGGCCGGATGATTCGCTTGGCCATCCCTTTGAAAAAATTTTCTCCGACTGCTTTGTGGTATTTATTATCTTCCACTCCGTAGACCTTGGTCAGCCAATCTTTGAGCCGGTCGGTTTTATCCCAAGTTGTTTTTCTGAGGTATTTCTCCGCTCGATCGTACTCATTGGCCCGGCACGCCTCGTTCACCGCATCGATGACCATTTCCTTCCCAAGCATTATAAACTGTGGATACATGGCCGATATTTTCCTCTGGATTGGCACGTAGTCGCTGTCCTCGATCTCTCCCCATTTGTTCGCTCTCTTAATCTCGAGTTTGTATTTCCAGGTATCAAACTTAAATCTGCCTTTGAAGTCTGGGTGGGCATTAAGGATTCGGAAAATATTTTCCGTGCATCTGTTGTAGACCTTAGCTCCCGAGCTATTGGTCGTTGTGAGTAGTTCCATCTTCTCGAGTGGATATTGCTTCGCTTCCTCCTTAATGTTGCCTCCTTTTTTGTCAAAAACATTTTCTTTTTTTTCTGTCATGGTTTTTGTTTTGATTAATTTAAGTCGAATATAAAAGGAGTCAACCCACTCGCTAATAGTTGGTTGACTCCTTTTAAGCACGACTGTAAATTGAAGCTAGCGAGTGTATCTGTTTTATATTTTACTTCTAAAAAGAAATAAAGTCAAAAGGACTTTTGTCTCTAAATTACTTTTTGCTTCTTCAGTTCGAAGTAGCACTTTGCTGTTGCTTTAACGTCCGCCAGAGCGTCATGTGCGTTCTTTACTGGCTTATTAAAGAGCTTTTGGTGTAACTCCTCGAGCTTAGGCCATTTAGCTCCTCGAGGCCCTGGTAGATTGCAATATTTGACCGTTGAGAACATTGTGCATAACTTGTTGATATCCTGTATTTTTTCCAACATTTTATCTTCTCCGCCCAATCGATGAAGTTCTGCTTTTAGGACTCTCTTGTCAAAGTTGATGTTGTGGGCGACTAGCTCTGTGCAGAGATCGAGGCATCTGTTTAAAATGTCGATAGCAAATTTCAATTCAATTCCTCGTTCTTCTAATATCTCCCTGGTCAATCCATTTACTTCCATCGCCTTGGCCTCCAGTTTAATTCCTTTGGGGTTAATTAGGTAATTGTGGGCCGATACTACCTTCCCTTCTGGGCTATACATCACCCATGCTAATTGGAGAATTCTTGGCCAGTTATCAACTTCTTTTGTTGAAAGGCCCCAGTTCTTTGGGAGACCGTTTGTCTCCGTGTCGAATACAATTATCATTTTTGTTTTAGGTTATTTTTTATCAAAATCTACATTAAAATCTTCATAAATTATCAGCGCAGATAGGACTATCACTTTTTGATCCGCACTTGCGTTGAATTTTATGTCAATAAATTTATGTTCGTTTTCCCTTATCCAGTCCAGATTCTTATTTATTTCTTTGTGAAAGTCTTTAGCATACCTCTCCTCTCCGCCACCACCACCTCCTACAAATATAGTTTGAATTTTTCGCATTTTTTGATGTCGCTTTACTGCCACCCTAATTGATGGCAGTATTGCAATTTGATTATTTTTTATCTTCCTCCTCATCGTCCAAGTCTAGATCTTCAAGGTCGATGTCGTCCTCTTTAGGGCCTCCTAGAAATTCTGGGGCAGGCTTCTCTGTTTTTTCTCCCTCTTTATCTGCTACTGGGATATCTTTTGGCATGAAGTCGTCCATGGCTTTCTTGTTTTTCTCAGCCATAGTTGGGCCTGCTTCGGTTTTAGTCTCGACTTCCTCTTTCACTTCGTCTGGGTCGCTTAGTGCCAAGTACTCTTCCGAGTCCTTGATCTTATTGACTATCCAGTCTGGTAAGTCTTGGAAGGTGTCGATGTTCTTGAAGTCATCGGTTGTTATCAAGATGTCTTTTCGGTAGTCGATGTCATCTGGTAAATGTTGAGCCTTCTCTTCTTGCTTCATAGGTCGCACGTCTGTGATGTTTTGGTAGACTTGCCCTTTGCTTTCTACTCCTTCAATTTTGATCTCGCAAATCTGCCCTAGAAAGGATGAAATGTCGAAGGATTCGAGTTGCTCTGCTGTGTACTCTGCGCTTCCTCTGATTCCGTCTATAACCTCTCTCAATCCAAGCATTGCGTTTCTCGTTGGGTTCATGCTCTCAAAATAAAGACCGCTTTTAATTGTGGCCAGTTTCGCTCCGAAGTCGGTATCGTATGGCAATCCTGGGATCTCAAATCCGATTAGAATTTGTGACGAATACCAGAATTCCGGCTTTCCTGTTTTTGGATCTACTTTTGTCTTACTTTCGAATCTTTGGCCTCCTAATTGGACTATTTGGAATAGTCGGGCAGGGTAAAGTCCTTCTTTGATTTCGAATGCACTTTTGGTTGTGCCAACCATGATCTTTTTACTCATAATCGTTTTTTTAGATTTAATTAGATTTTAAAATTTTCCTTTAAAAGTTTTTTTCTTGCTTCTATTTTTGAGGTTTGATCTCTCGAATCATCACTCCAGAGCCTTTGATCATTTTGATCGTTGGGTCTGCTGTGGCTGCTCCGACTACCTCCATTGTGATCTCGTTTTTGGCGGAGGCTCTCTTTAAGTAGTTTTCGAGTTTAGTCTTACCTACTTTCAAGAATTTGACTCCGTCTACAACTCCGAGGGCTGCGAGGACATTTTCTGGTTTGTATTCCTTTGTCTCTCGTCCGTAGCTCCTTCTCACAAGCCACTCTCGAACCTCTCCAGTCTTTTCGTCAAGTACAGAGTATTCGATCGTTTCTCTCTCTTCCCTGTCCATGATTTCAACCGCTCGCTCTTTGACTTTCGCCTTGATTTCTTTGGCGTAGTTCTCCAAGTCCCGGATGAAAAGCAAGGCTTCGGCCGCTCGCTCTGGTGTTGATAAATAAAACTTAACCTCTTTTTGGATCAACTCCATTGTTTTTTCTTTTCCCATTTTATTGGTGTTTTTTTACTGATTTTTTTAATGCCTCAGAAACCGGATCAGCTTTCTTAATTGGTTTCTTGAGTTT